GACAGGTGTTCTGGTTAGTAAAAGGTTACCAGCACCATCAACATTGACCGCAGAAATACTATTGACGATTGTGTTTACATTTCGACTCGACGCAAGCGCTTGTGATACAGTAGTTTCAAGTTCATCCGTAACGCTTGTGACCGCAGTTTCTGTGAGAGACTTGATTGCAGTTGCACCATCAAATGCACCCATTTTACCAGACAAAACATTTTTGCCTGCATCGATGATCCCTTGCGGGCTACCTTCGACGATTGCCTTCTGTAGATTACCAGTATCGACACCAAGCCCTGTGATCAATTTTAGCACTGCAGCGACAGTTCCACTTACGCCGCCTTCTTCGTCAAGAGATGCTGCAATAGGATAAACAATCCCGTTTGAGTCTGGTTCGCTAAATGTAACATTGACCGCAGAACCAAACTTGGACAAAAGCCCTGAGACCTGCTGCTGTACAAAATCAGTAGCCATGTTTTCAAGGCTTTCAACGCCTTCGTCAATCAAACCTTCTGTGGTGAGATTGCTCAGTTTTTCTTGATACTTGTCAAACTTCTGTGTTAAACTTTGAACACCGCCTTCTACCTGCCCTGCGACAGAACCTACGGTTGTCTCAACAGAATTCTTTAGCGCGTCTTGTGCTTGTGTAGCAGTAGATTCTATTTGGCTTGTGTCAACAGAAGTCGCCGCATCTTTTACTGTGTCTTGTAATTTCTGTGATTCAGTCTTTGCCATTATGAAAGAACCTCTTCGTATGCTCTGAGAGCAAGATTGTCTGTCTGGTTAGTTCCCTTCACATATTCACGATTCACGATTGCACTTGCGCTTTTTATATCGGTGCTAGCAATCAGTTTGCTATTTACCAGATTGAATCGATTGCGTAATTCGAAAACAACAAACTGCAACTGGATCGAATACAGTCTCCAGTCAGAGTTTGGTGAATACTGTGCAGCAAATTGTAGCAGTTCGGCGAATCTACTACCGACTGCAGTGGTATTTTTCCACTTGACAATGCCGACGGTATCTACAGAGCCTTCAGTGTCGTATGTCTGAAAGCCAGACACACCTTCAATCGCACCAGTCAATGCAGCGGCTTGAATCAACTCATACCCATTGTCAATAAAGAATTTCATCGCTTGCTGACGGCGAAGACCTACACTAGCGCTTGCTTCTTTATCGTCTTTAAATTTAAGCGCCACTACATTTTGCAAACGCTCTTGATCATACTCAAACTTATCTTGAAACGAAACATTACGACCAGTTTGAATGGCAGTGGGAAATTCGATACGAGGCAAAGAGCCTAATATCAGAGGAGTTTGTGAAGATACACCATCAAGAAACACACCGAACACAAACGCACCAGCCATCAACTGAGGAATACGACCAATGCCTGACGCGCCTCCTTCAGTTGTAGGTAGTAGCACTTGAGCCCATGGCAAGTCTTTCTCGGGTATTTCATTTGTGACGGGATTGTGTACACCATAGATGCGAACTTTTACGCGCCCTTCAAGCCCCGCTGGCGGATGAGAATTGACTACGGTGCCAAAGAACCAACGATAATCATCACCATAAAATTCTTTTTGAATTGGTCTTAAAACATTCATAGTCTAAAGTCCTTTGGCAGTTCACCTAACTTGCTCATGCGTAAGATAGCGGTGTGCTTTTCTTGAACTAATCTATGATTAATTGCCAACACGAGATAATCGCCGGACTTTCTACGATCAATTTGCTTCGTAGGGTCTTTTAGATCGCCTTCAACATTTGAATTCAGAAACAGAACACGAATTCTTCTGCCCACTGGCATCTTGCCTTCAAAGAACAAAGAGCCGTTCATGCCTATGTCGATTACATTTCTTTTCAAAAGCATACGAATCAATTTGTTCTTGACTTTAAGGCGCGATTCAATTACAGAGTTGCTTGCATCTAAGAGTGAAGTTTCATCATGATAACTTTTGAATTGATTGTAGGTTCCACTAGACACCACTTGATGAATATGTAAAGAGTTATACTCATCCGAAAGCCTGCCGTCAATTTCTAGCGACGGATCAAAGATGGTTTGTACAGTGTCGGGCGAAATAAGTTCGTTTGTATAAAACTCGCCGATCAAATCTCGGACAGAGATATGACTGCCTGACACAGTTCCTGTTCCTGCATCAATGCTCGCATAGTACGAACCTATTGCACCATTCTCATATAGACTTTGAGTATCTTCTGAGTTTGTTTGCTTGAACGAAATAATTTCATAATAGGGGCGAAGATTCTCTTCTGTCTCACTTGCACTTGCGGTTGCGCTGGTGTATCTCAACGGCAGTTTATTATTGAATACAGGTTCTTTTAACAAAGAATCCAAATCAGACATGAACAGATTATCATTGTAAAGAGAACTGTACAAAAAGATTGGTGAACCCGTGCGCGTTGTCGCACGATCACGCAGCCACTGTATAGACTCAAGAGGGCTCATGTATGGTACAATAATTTTGCGAGTGCCTTGAACCGAGCCTTCGAAGTTGACTTGTTGAACTTGTTTGCCAAGTTCGTTCGCAGATATAGTAGAAATGATATCTTCAAGTTTGCCAGTGTACGAACGGCTGAACTGTTTTACTGAATCAATGTACACATGCTCTTCTACTAGATTGATCAAAAGAAGTTCTGATCTTTCGTTCATGCGCTGAACATCAGCAATTCTGGAGAAGAAGAAATACTTTACAGCAACAGGCTCTTCGGGCTTTTCTGCATCACCAAGAACCAGTTTTAATCTTTCTGTGCCCTGAATGGATAAAGCGTCGCGCAGACCAAAGTCGTCGATGATTGCAATTGTTGCGTCAATGTAGGGCTTGTAAAGATTCTCATAGAAGACAACTTCTAAAACATTACCGCGAACATCTACAACACGGTCTTCGTTATTCGTAGAAGATGTGATTATTGACGCTTCAAGTATACCAAACTGTGATTGGTTCTGAGCCATTAAGTCCTCTCAAGCAATCGCTTAAATTCACCCACAACCTTTTCAATATATTCTTTCTTGATAATCCGAATTCGTTTTGCTTCGTCATTCTGAGCAATAAGAAAATCAAGGTTTGTGATAGGAATTTTTTGATCATTGCTGTAAAAATAATCCACCCAATCACCTGAATCGTTTTCATAGTGGTGTGTGCCTTGATATTCATAGACGATATTGCCAAGAGCAAGAAGATTTAGATTCGCGCTGTCGTCGTATGTCATTGCAGTTTTGCCAGTAATATCGCTGTCAGAAGAAAGAGTAATTTCACCAACATTCAGATTTTTGAGAATCACAATCCCGTTGCTACCTTGCACAAGCACTGCTTGCCCGATAGGATATTTGTCTGCAAGCCCGCGCACGGTTGCACTATCTGCTGCTGTAACATCAAGTTTCGCAGTGTAGTTCGGAAAAAGTGTAGACTGTGCATATGTGTATAACTGCCCAAGCGTTTTAGGCCAGCCAACTTCACGCAGTCTTTCGTTCATCAAGAAGAAAGTCCAGTCGTATTCGCTCTTACCATACAGACGGTATGAAAGTGTATCAGGGCGATCTCCGTCTCGGATCTCATACTCAATATATGCGCCAGCATCTTCTTTTAACTGATCGACCAAATCAACATACTTGGTCAGTTGCTGAAAGAGAACTGGCTGCTCTTCATTTCCGAACAGATATAGAACCTTAGGAAAGTTTTCAAAATAATTAGACATTAGTAACCATCTCTCACTTTCTGCTTATCAAGGGCGACGATTTCTTGGAACGAAAGCGAAATGTCAACTTCGACGAAATTACCATCGCTATACATGCCCGATGCGGTTGAGTTGAACGATGTTTGAATATCGCGCAGATAGCAGCGTTGGATCTTGAACGAAGGATTTTCGTCATATCTATTTCGAATATCAATCTCAAACATGTTCGGAAATTTATACGCAAGAGGAAGACCAGATTCGCCTAGCACAATCTTTTCGGGATATAATTCTTGACGAAAGAACTTTACGATATTTTTAATTTCGTTTGCTTCGTCGCGGTTGTTTGCAATCATTTTAAAAGTAAACGCAAAACTACGAATCTGTACTTGTTGAAAGAGTGTGCGCTGATTAGGTGCTGTAGCAATTCGCGTTGCGTTTCGCACTGCAGGAGACAGCCCTTCTAGCGTACCACCTAAAGCAGAAGCACCGACAATAGCACCTGGGGTGCCAAACTTAGAACCGATAGCAGCACCAGCAACTTCACCCGCACCCTTTGCTACAACAGATGCTGCGAGAGCGGATGCAGTTCTTGCAAACTGACCATTTGAATTAAAGCCGGCAAATGGATTCTGACCCTGTAGCGCTTGCTCTAGCGCACCGCCAACGGTACCAAGATTCGCTGTTTCGTACTGTGCGTTGTCACTGAATCTTAGATCGCGCTGAAGAGGTAAAGTTACAGTACCTATTGTTGTGCCGCCTTGACGATTCTCGTAAGACTGAAGGGCAGGTTTTACTTGATTCTCAGTTTTTTCTATTTCTTTCTTTGTCTTTACATCAACCTTTTTATCAGAAACAGACGCAGTAAGTGATTCACCTGTTATTTTCTGTGCAAATTCGTCTACACCAGGAATCTCAGCAACAAGAGATTTAAAGCCTTCGCTAACAGATTTATAAGTATCACCAATTTTTTCTGCAATGTCTACGCCTTCAACCTTAACTACCTTAAAAATAATTCTAGCAGGATAACTTTTTGAAAGCGTCAGAGGATAACGATAGTTTCTTGCCTCTTCAATAACTTCTTGAGAAGGGCTTGTTGCGTCAACATTCTCATTGTCAGGAATTCTACGATTAGCAATCTCTCTTTCTTCAGTAGCCGTAGCAGGCTCTTGTACACCTGCGGCGCGTCGAAGAAGTTCTAGTCGCTGTGCTTCAGATAAAACAGTACCGACGGGTGCTGTATAGGGATCTGGTTCTGCCATTTAAGTCACTCTAAATAATTGGTGAATCATTGTTTCTTTATTTATAGAGTTTTTCATGACATACAAAGGCAAATACAAAGTTAAGAATCCAGCCAAGTATAAAGGCGATTCTCGTAATGTGATCTACCGTTCACTATGGGAGAGAAATTGCTTTCGATGGTGTGACGAAAGTTCGGATGTTCAATACTGGTCGAGCGAAGAGGTCATCATTCCATATCTATACGAAGTGGACAATAAAATCCATCGATACTACATGGACTTGAAGATTGTCTACAAGACTGGCGAGACTGTTCTGGTCGAGATAAAACCTCATAAAGAAACACTGCCTCCTAAAGGTGACAGACGAACAAAAAAGTATGTCACAGAAGCACTTACATATGTCAAGAACAGAAACAAGTGGAAAGCCGCAACTGAATACGCAAAAGATCAAGGGTGGGGATTTCAGATATGGACAGAGAAAGAACTTGAAGCAATGAAAATTCTTCCCAAAAGAATTGCACCACTAAAGCCCTTCAAACGCAAGAAAACTAGATAAATAAACGCATGAGCAATTTATTCCAAACAGTAGAACTAGAAGCATTCCGTGCTGGTATTACACCGCGGACCAAAGAGTCTCGCGCATGGTTTCGTCGCAAAGTGCAGAACATGCGCAACATCAATCGCCGCGCATTGATGAACGAAGATCCGATTGAGAAACGCGCACGATCAGCGTCTGGTTCAATGTACATGTTTTTCTATGATGCAAAGCATCGCGAAAAACTACCTTATTGGGACGCGTTTCCGTTGATCATCGCAATCGGACCAGCACCGAAAGGATTCTATGGCATGAATCTGCATTATCTGCCAATCCCTCTTCGCGCTAAGTTTCTTGATGGATTGATCGATATTACAAACAACAAGCGATATGATGAAACGACAAAGTTTGAAGTATCGTATTCGTTTTTGAACAGAGCAGCAAAGTTTAAGTACTTCAAGCCATGTTTCAAGCATTACTTGACTAGTCAGGTCGAAGGAAGACTTGCATATATTCCACCACCTGAGTGGGAGATTGCAACTTTCTTGCCTGTCGCACAATGGCAGAAAGGAACCATGAGTCAGGTGTACAAAGATTCTCGGAGAATAATGAATGCTTAGGTCAGGAACAGTAGAAGAGTTAAAGTCAATTGTCACAAATGGGCGTGGGCTTGCTCGCACAAATCTTTACTATGTGTATCTACCTTCTATTCTCAGAGAACAGAATGCGTATGAGTATGGTGTGTTATGCACCAGCGCGACTTTACCATCAAGGCAACTTTCTACTGTACAGCGTGAACTAGGAGTTGTCAAGCAAGATGTGGTTTATGGATTTGTCAACCCTTCGATCAGTATGACCTTTCGGGTGTTGAACGACCAGGGTGCGAGAGAGTATTTCGAAGCGTGGCAGCGAGCAGCGCTCAATCGCTATGACGATATCGAAGGGCGTTACGAAGCAAGTTATCCTGATTCGTACTGCCGAAAGATTGAAATCTATCAACTTGAGAAGGG